CGTATGTCTGTAAATAATATGTTGTAGTAGAGGAAATGCTTACTCTGTATCTAGGAATAGTTGCACAACCTAAACCATATGTTGAATTACCAGCGCCCCATATTAAGTTTAACCCCCTCGTAGCAGCACTTGTATTTGCGTTGTTTGTTAAAGCAATATAGTTTGCAAAAATAGTGGCAGCACCAGAACCGTACAAATTAACTACGCTAGAAATATCCCAATCACCAGCAGTCAAAGTAATGGAAGTCAGATTTGATGTAGACGCTGAGTTTGAACCACAACTAACGCCTGTTACCAAAGAAGAAACAAACTCACCAATTTGACCAGTAGCTGCGCTAGAGCCATTAGATACGCCTAAAGAACTTGTACCAGTAGAGCTAATAGTAGTAATGGTTGCGCCATTGCTTTGAAGCGCAATAGACCCTGAGTTGTCAGGTGTAGCAACCAGACCAGACGAGGTTGAGGCGTTGATTGTTGTTGTCATTGCGCTATTTCCTGTAAAACCATCGTTCCAATACCGTTAAAACCTAAAAAGTCACCCGATACTGCGCTTCCAGCTTGAGATGTAACTGACCCGTATACGGTATAACTAATAGCGCTTGTAGTAGCTGGACTATCTAAATAATTTTGACAGCATTGAAAGTACTGTTGCCCATAAATAGTTCCAGCGTTTCTAGCATCTAAAGAATACATATTGCAAAGGGTTCCAATGAAACCAGCAGAACCGCCACTAATACTTCTGTATATTTGGTTTCTTATGTTAAAAGAGTTAGTAGTATTGGTAGCAGTCATACCAATTCCATACATAATCAAAATCTTGCTGTTTGAGTACTGAGGTGTAATAGTTCCTACTAAATTACTAGCAACAAGAGATGTTGAGTTAACAGTATTGCCAGTTGTGGTACTAGCAAAAACAGTTTGAATAACTGTGCCTGTGGTTTGAGTAGTTAAAACCGTACCAGACTTAGCTGGCAAAGTAAGCGTAGTTGACCCCGAAATAGCAGGGGCTTGCAGCAATACCGAACCTGAAGTATCGCCAAGGATGCTAATAGAACTCATAGAATTGCCCAACGTGAACCAGACGGAATAGTAACGCTCACGCCTGAAGAGATTGTGATTGGCCCGACAGACATAGCGCTTGACCCTGTAGGGATTGTGTAAGAAGTAGAGATTGTTTGGGTGTTTAAATAAATAGGTACTTCTGGAGCAAACGCTACAGAGCTGCCCCCACCAATCATTGCACTTTGGACTTTAGTTAGTGCCATTATCTGCCTCCTGTGGAGTGTTGCCGTCTGCAAGCCATGCTAGGTATTTTTGGTAATCGGTGTTGTCTGGATTGATGGGAATACTAAAAGACCATCCATTTTCTTTTTTTAAAACGGAATCAATTTGGTTTGTCATGGTGTTTTTTATTAACGTATACATTTTATAACTCCGCAAGTAAAAGAACTTGTGAGGCAGTATCATTGGTTCTTCCAAGAACACCATAGCCACCACCAGAAACACCGCCTCCATAATAAAACTCAACTGATTGGTTGGTTGACGAACCACTAATAGTTAAAGTATTAAAATTTGCGGCTGTGGCATTGTAATAAAATGTGTAATAGTTTGTCCCAGTTGTCGCTTGAAGGGTTGGCGCAGTTCTCATTGTTACAGGCATACTAAAAGATACAAACGCATTACTAGAGTTATAAGTCATACCTGTTCCTAAATTTGCACCACTACCGCTAGCAACTAAAAGACAATACCTCTGGCAGTTAGCCAACTCAGTACCATAAGAACGGAAATCATAATTTGTGGCTGCAGAGCCAACCTCAAGCTGGACACCTGTGATGTACATGGTTGCTGCATTAGTTGCTACAAGATTTGTTGTACCAGCAGCACTTACCCCAAACGAAGTAGCTGTCCAAGCATTTAATGTTCCGTTTTGCCAGCTAGAGCCAGCACCTAAACAGATACCAAATTCAATGCAGTTATTGTTAGTTCCAAGCCAAGTTCCTGTAGTATCACCAGCTACTACAAAAGAAACTTGTTGCCAAGTATTGGCAGCTGAAATAGTAAACGTAGAAGTAAACGAACGTGAATACCCGTTGTTAAATAAATAGCAAGCAAACGTGCCAGTTAACGAACTACGAATCCAAAAAGAAACTGTGCTGGTTTTTGCGTTAGCTGTTCCGTAGTTTAAGTCCGCAAAGTTATAGCCTTCAATCCTTTGGGAATATGTGTAGTAAGACCCAGCAACAATACTTGTTGCAGCTAAAGATGTAATTAGCGCACTACTAGAAAACCCAGCTGGTGCAGTAGAAGATTGCTGAGTAGAAAAAACACCGCTAGTTTGCGCCCAGTATCCCCAACGATCTATGCAATCATATACAAGTGTTGACGGGGCAATTTGATTTGTTACAGGCCCAACTGACCTTTGCGCAATAACCATATTGCCGTTTATGATGCGGTTCTTAAACCCAATAGCGCCATTAGTACCCCCCGTACCGCCACCAGTAGTGGCAACGATTCCAGTAGTACCTGCGTTAGTACCGAGAGCGCCTAAGTTAGCTGCTTGTGTCATGTTTAGACCTGTTCAGCTTGCGCCTGTTGAGCTTCAGCCATGCGTTCTGCGGCAGATTGGATTGGGGCAGCCATCACGATGTCATCTTTAGAACCTGTGATTGACTTGCCTTCACCTAGTAAGCGCTGAACTTCAGCCGCAATAATTTCTTCCATAGCAATACGGCAACGCTCATGAACTGCATTTTGAATCCAGTCATCTTGGCTAAATGCCACTATGCCTAGAGCTTTGTCTTCTGCATCAGAAAGTGTAATTGTGTATGTTGCCATTTTTTTCTCCTAATTAACCTATTAACCAACCGTAAAAATTTGTTTCTTCATTTCCACCATAATACGCACCAGCACCGTTAAATGAAACGTCTATATAATCACCAGCTGATAGGTTAAAAATACGGTTCATTGAAACAGTTGGGTCAATTCTTCCGCCAGTATTATCGTTATTGAAATACGAATATTGAACATTTGACCCATTTATGCGATACCTTGGATAAGCATCTTGGTTATTTAGAGTACGCAAGTACATATTAAGTACTAAATAATATTTTCCAGCTATCGGGGCAGTAAATCTATATGTACTGGTATTGAAGTTAGAGCCGACATCAAACACAGAATTTGAAAATGGTACAGGGCTGGTAGTTAAATATGTTCCGCTATTTACACGTACATGAAAAGATGGCTGATAAGGAATTGTTACCCGACCAGAAGAATCAATTTTTAAATCAATATTAGTAGAACGGGTAATCGCTAGTTCTTTGCCAGTCGGTCTCCAAATTACTTGACCATAACCAGCCGTTACACCACCAAAATTTGAACCATCTGAATTTGCTACACCATAGTAATAATTACCACCAGTATTGCTAAGTTGTACTTGTGCAGAGCTTGTTCCTGTTCCTGGCTGAAGAACTAATTGTGAAATATTGCTCGCTGTTGAAGTAATATAACCACCAAAAGTGCCAGTACCAGCTACAGTCAAATTACTAGACGTATCCCAAGAAGGGCCTCCCGTACTTAACTTAGCTGGGGTTACTGCGCCAGCCACGATGTTTGAAGAACTTACCGAGCCAGCAGCATTAGGGATAGCGTTAGCTACTGAACTGACTTGGAAGGACTCTACAGTAACCAGATTACCAGACGAAGCACCCGTAGTAAGTACGACAGTAGTTCCGTTAGAAGCAGTATAGTCAGCGCTGCCCAGAAGAACTCCATTCAAATAAACGTTAATAAAGCCTACGGTGTAGCTAGGTGGTGTGAATGTAGTCTGTGATGCGGTAGCTGTGAACTCCGTTACGGTTCTGTATGCTGTGGTAGTTACGCCTGTTACTGGAACACCAAGATAGCGGCATGAGATATTACCTGTACCAGTCGGCGGAGCAGTAGTGAAGTTAAGCGTGTTACCAACTACACCATAAGTAGATGGGTCTTGAACTACACCAGAAACTACCACGAGAACGTTAGTAGTCCCAGCAGGAGCCACCGACATTGTGTAAGCCGTAGTAGAGCCGTCACCAGAGAATTGGTCGGTAACAAAAGCCGATTGGTATATGGGGTTTCCGATGTATGGCATTTGTTTATCCTAGTAACGCTTTTAGGTCTTCTGGGGTCAACCCAAGTTTAGCCAGTTTTTCTACAGCCGCAGCATTTTTAGCTTCTTCTTCAGCTTGCATTTCAGTTACACGGGCTTCTACTAAAACTAAATCTATTTCAACTGGGTTGCCCTCTTTATCAAAAGCTTCAAGGTCAAGAATAGAACCCACTTGTGGATAAAGGTCCAAAATTGCATGGTGTTTATCAATCATGCTACAACCTCCATTAATACAATTTCGCAGCCAGCCATAGAACAGGTTCCTGTACTATTTTTTAAATAAACACCATAAGTTTGTGAGGATGTTGATGCTGGAGAATCAACAAAAGTTCCCTGTACTGGTATTTGAACACGAGCAGATGACCAAAAGTAGTTTGAATACCCAGTTGAACCATTTGTAATAACAGTTCCATTAGAACCGCCACGTCTTAAATAAATAAGTCCATCTTGGGAAGAGCCTTGATTATCACAATATGAATTACCATACATAAAAATAATTTTATTAGTGGCTGAAGTTGGAGTAATTGTTACTTCAAGCATAGTTACTTGAGTACCCCCAGAAGATGTTGCAAAAAGAGATGTTATACCAGTAACAGTTTGAATAACTGATCCAGTAGGCATTGCTGTTCTAGGCAAAGCAGTAGCATTAGCTAAATTAATAGCTGCAGGTGTTCCAGTAGCATTAGTCAAAACCAAAGCAGACGGAGTACCCAAGTTAGGTGTCGTTAAGACTGGACTTGTCAGCGTCAGGGGAGCGTTTAAGCCAGTTTGGTTTATCGTGGAGATTGGCATAATTTAACCTTGTAAAAACCCTGCAAAATGTGAGTTTGTAACACCCGCATTTATTGTTGCACTACCACCGCAATAAATTGCAATCCGTACTGTGTCGTTTGCTGATAATTTAACTGAAAATGGAAACGCTGGACTTGTATCAGGCCAACCTTGAACAAACGCATCTTGAACGGTTGTGCCGTTTACTAAATATCTTATGCCCCAATAAGTACTAGAAACGTTACCAAGATAAAAAATAGTTTCAAATATGTAAACTCCAGCTACTGGAGCAGTAAATAAACCAGTAGAGGTGTTATAGCATGAGCCAACATTGTATGCCGTTGAATTAAATGTTACGTTTGTTACTCCAGAAGATCCTATTACAACACCTGAACTTGGGTATGCTTTAAACGCTGGTTGGTAAGGTGTTGTTACGTAACCGTTAGCATCAATACGCATCCGTTCTGTAGCGCTGGTGGTAAAAATCATTGGAGTAGCACCGTTGTTATACAAACAGGCTGCGTTGGCTACTCCGTTAAATCCAGAACCAGTATTGTCGTCAAGAGCTACCCAAAAAGTATTGTTATTATTTTGGTATTGTGTAGTTGCATATCCAGTTGTTGAGGCTTTAATACGTGCTCTTGGGTTTGAATCAACTACTTCTAATTTAAAAGCTGGACTAGTAGTACCAAGACCTAATCCAGTAGAATTAAAAGTACCTATAGCATTGCGACCAGAAGTACCACCGTTATATAGCGTTACTCCTTCTGATGGGCCTACAGTTAAACGACCTAAGCCTGTAACGTAGTCAACGATTGTGCCAGCAAGGTATGCGTTACCAAAGTCTCCAGTAGATAGTAAGCCACCACCAGTAGTAGTAATGTCGCCAATAACAGTTGGGTCTTGGGAGATAGCAGCGTAGGTAGTAATTAAACTTGTGTACTCAACCCAGATGTTGTTTGTGCCAGATAGCGGAGCAGAAGTAAATGTAATGGCACTACCAGCTACAGTAAACGCTGAGCTTGGGTTTTGAATAACGTTATCAACAGCAACAATCATCTGCGCCACAGAAGCTACTGGGCGAGTCAAAGTAAAAGTTACAGTTACGCCATTACCGCTAAAGTAATCAATAGCTGGGGTAAACCCTTGGGTCTGAACTGTATTACCGATGTATGGCATATTAGGTCGCAGTCAAAGCAGAAACAATGCAGTCACCAGATGAGGCGCTGCCGTTTTGAACATAAAGAGCATCGCTAGTTTTCATCACTACACGGTTGCCCTGGATTACTTCAAGTGAACCGCCAACAGGTACAGTAGCGTTGTATACCAGATAGTAGTTAACTGAGCTTCTAGTCAAGTAAACAGAAGTAGTAATCGGCGCAGTT